CTTGATCTCCTGTTCGTACCTGTTCATGTTGGGGTGTTGCCTCCGCTGAGGATGTGCACGATCAGGTCCCTTGAGTGCTTGCGTAGCGCGGCCGGATCCATTTCGGGTTCCGGGAGCGGTTCTTGCACGGGGGCCTGTTGTGGTGGCTGAATGCCGGCGGAAAGCACCCTGAGGGCGGTTTCGCGGGCTTGTTTTCTCAGCGGGTCCACCGAATCAGCCTTCTTGGGCTGCCCGTCGGCCATATCCGCCTTGCTTTTCAGGTCTTCAAGGGTCTTCTCGAGCGTGTCGAGCCGGGCCTTGATCTCCTGAAGTTCTGTGACCGTCGTGTCCGCCAGCGCCGGCTGTTCGGCTTCGAGGGCGGTTTTGACGGCGTGAAGTTCTGTCGCCGGGTTCATCCCCTTCAACGTGGGGCCGACTTCCGCGAGGTCGAGCTCGGTGAGGTCCAGGGCGCCGTCCTTCGCGCGCTTGGACCCGTTCTTCGCGACCTCATAACCGAAGCTGAACTCCTTCAAGCTGCGGCGCTTCATGAGCTTGTGGACCTGGCGGGCGACGTCGTTATCTCCGACGTCGAGGCTGCCCTTCACCCACAAACCGGCGTCGGTTTCCTTGATTTCGTCGACCACGCCGATGTGAGCCATCGGGTTGTCCCACTGGTGGCTGAGGATGACGGGGATTGGGTCGCCGCTGTCCTGCCACCGGGTGATGGTGTTCTTGAACGCGCCGGGCATGATGCGGTCGCCGCCACGGTCAACGTTTCCGAACACAGCCACCGTCGCCTCGAACGTGCCCGTCTCGCTATCCGTCTTCGTTTCGAGCAGATCGAATGTCTTGTGCAGCATCAGTCCTCCCAATGAGGGCCTTTAGGGGGTTACGGCGAGGTGGCTTGCGTTACTGGATGCTCATTGAGCAACTACAGCCGGGGGCGGACCCCGGAGCGAACCCAGCCGGCCAATCAGCGCCGATGGGAACCGTGTCCCCGTCGAACTCAGCGTGCCGGCTGGTGTTCGCGATCCACGTCTTGGTGCGACGGTCGCCTAAAGGGGATTGGCGGGCTGCCTCCTCGCGAGCCCACCTCGTAGCACCAGCACCCAAACCGGTTCCAGCGGACTCAACATGCGCCGCGCGCTGATTGAGCGCCCCGTCAAGACCCAGATCGGTGATTTCCTCACGGATCGTGGTGTTGATGCCCTCCGCGACACCCTCCGCCATGGCACGCAGGTAGTTCTTGACGCGGGCCATATCGAAATAGCCGGCGAGCTTGAACGCGTAGATCGTGCCTTCCTTCTCCACGATCTGCTCAACCGTACGGTGAATGTCGTCCGCGAACTCGCGATCCCACCTGTTCCAGTCAGCCTGCCCCGCCTTGGCCCTCAGCGACCGCTCTAGACGGTTGAAATGGCGTTCTACGGTCGCTTTGGCTAGGTCGATGTTGCGGTGCTGACGATCCAGATCCGCTTTCCGGGACGGCACGAGCTGGGGGACCGGCGTGAAGTCCTCCGCCTTGACCAGCGACTTGGACGGGGTCATCGGCATGTCCTCGGACCGTGCGGAGCCGTCCTGCACCGGGCCGTTCGGGTCCTGAATCGGCATCACATCCACCGAAGGCTTCGGGTTGTCCCCCACGATCACGTTCATCGGAGTCACGAGCTCGTCGCCACCATCCACCGGCGGCCGGTTGACCATCGCGCGGGCCTCGTTGGTGAGGAGGACGGGCCGACCGGACGCTGAGGTGAGGGCGGCGAGCCGGTCGTCGCCCATGTGCTTCTCATCCAGATTGAACTCGAAACACCCGTCGGTCCAGCTGTACACCTTCACCAGGATCCGCTGATTGAGGAACCTGGTGAACTCCTCGCAATACGGGGGCAGACAGTCGTTGTAGAACTGCTTCTGCGCCTGCTCAAGGTTGTCCGCCAATCCGACCATGCCGAGGGGGACGCCGTAGAGGGACGCGACGCGTTCGATCGCCCACCGGCGAACCTCCATCATCTGCACATCCTTCGGACTCACCCCGAAGGACCGCATCTCCATTCCCTCCTCCAACACGACGGGCATCTTGTTGCGGCGCCTTAGCCGGTTCGTGAGGTCTTCCTCGAACCCCTTCCGGTCGTCGTTCGACCATTCGGGGGCCTCGAGTGGCCGGAAAACCCATGCTGGTTCCTGTAGCCCGGCTTGGGCGAGCTCAACTGTGGCTTGGCGGAGAGCGGTGTCCTCGGCGATCACATCCCTGAGGGTGTCGAGGAGGGAGAGGCCGATGCGGGGGTCGTGGGGGTTCTCGCCCTTCCAATGCAAAATCTGATCCGGCGTGAAGTCCACCCAGGTGCCATCAACCCGCCAGTACCGGTACCCCTCCGCACGGAACAGCGACGATCCCCTGATTTCGATCTGGCCGGCGGGGAGATGCTCGAAGTTCAACTGCTGGCCGGTGGCGGGGACGATGAGGGCGTATGCGTTGTCGTAGATCAGATAGTCCGTGAACAGCGACCGGATGAACGCGTCAGCAGCCGTGTCCTCATTCGGATACCTGAGCGACAGTGCTGCCGGGTGATCGGGCTTGGGCTGCCGTTCCGCTTCGTCGATCTCCTCATACAGCCTCAGGTCGAGCTGCCCGACGTTGCGGGCGATGACATCAACGACAGACCGGACGGCAGGGCTGTTCGTGTAAATCCACGCGTAACTGGCGGATTGGGCGATGTTGTAGGCGTCCTGGATCCGCTGCTGCGACCCGCCGCCGAGCATCGGGTACGGAGTCCAGTCTCCGGAGCGCAGCGCGCCGAGAAACTCGCTGCTGCCGGTCAACGCCTTCTTACGGAAGGGCCACATGCTCTGTCCTTCCCAGTTGGGTTAGTTCGCGTACATCTTCGCGCGCTCCGCATACACCGACTTGCGGGGCTTCGCGCGATTCGAATGGTCAACCACCATCGCCGCGGCAGTCAGAGCATCAATGACCCTGCGATCCTGCTGACCCACAGAACGCCGCGAGAGGGTGGGCCGGTCGAACCGATGATCGCCACCCGGAAGCCGACGTGCAATTGCGTTCAGGACATGCGCGCGCAATGCGTGGTCGCCGGTGTGCTTCAAAGACGCGTTCCGCAGGCCATCCATGAACGCCTCATAGTCCGCACAGGCCAGCTTGTTCGTCTGCCCACGGTCAATGACGGTGACGCCGAGCTCATCCTCGATCCAAGCGCCGACGTCCGCGGCGCGCTCCATGTCCATCACGACCGCACCGATCCGGAAGCTGTGCCCCAGTTCAAACAGGGCGTTCTTGATCTCATCCGGATGAAGGCTCGAGCCATCACGGGGCGGCACGAGAACGGTTGCGGGCCCGAGTAGCCGGTATTTCGGGCCCTTCCACAGCGGAACCAACGCGGTGGTGTCCCACTTGAACGCTATGTCCAACCCGATGTCGATCTCCGCGCCAGCAGGGATCTCGGCGTCGACCTGCGCGCCATCCCACTCCGCATCCGTGATCGCACTGATCACCGAACGGGTCGGCCGATTGCACTTCAACCGCTTCCAGTCCCCCAAATCCATCGTCGGGGACGCAAAATCCTCGCCCAACGTCTTCTCAGTGATCGACCAGAGCGGATTTGCCTGCTTCACGACCCCCATATCCGAACAGGCCTCGTCCGACGGAACCATCCACTCATGCAACACCAGCCCCGGGCCCTCCGCCCTCAGATGACAGCCGTCACGATGCCTCGTCGTCGCACGCCGGCGAATCTCATCCCGCGTGTTCTCAAACTGGGTTTCCGGCTCCCCAGCCGTCGAAATCGTCAGGATCTGGCCGCCGCGCTTCCGCAGCTTCCCCTTCCACAACGAATACAGCCGGAGATCGTCGTGGCGGTGCAGCTCATCGACGATCGCGAACGGAAACGGAATCACCCCGTCACCCGTCTTCGCCTCAGCCGCGAAAACCTCGATCCCGATCCCGCCGTTCACCTCCGACCGAATCAGCTTGTACCCCCCGAAACACTTGAACCTCGGCTCCAACCACCGTGTCCGCTCCACAAACCCCGCCGCCTGATCAAAAATGATGCGAGCCTGCTTCGCCGACGCCGCCCCCACCGGAATCCACGGCGAATCGCTGAAATCCGCCCCATACAGAGCAAGCTGGGCGAGCAGCGTGGATTTGCCGTTGCCCTCCGG